CGTACCGGATGGGTGCCAGTGGTCAAAAGCTTAAGCTGCCCAAAGTAGAAAGAGCGCGCCATATCTACTGCGTGTTCGATGCCCTTTTTCTTCTGCTGATAGGCAAGGTCGTTGCCGCCATACATAGCGGTAGCGTTCTGGGTGTTGGTTACGCCAAAGGATGTGCGGAATATCTGCATTCTGTTACTTAACGACCTGCCCGAAGGTAGGCGGGTGGTCATTTCTGCCACCTCTCATGGTCGCCCATGAGGTCAGACTATATCATCACCCTGTAAGCAGGGGGTTGGCGTGTAGTCGTTGAGGGTTCTACTTGATATAATTACAACGTTGTATAAAATCAAGTAGCCTTCCCTGCTGATTTTCCGCAGTTTAAGATTTTCAGGGTTCGCCGCATCGTCACCGTCACGGTATCCTACTTAAACATACTCGGGAGTTCCAGCATATAGCCAACTTTTCATCCGTCTATTACTAGGCGGCGCACCCAAATCGAGTGTAGTTATAGACCTCAGTCTCACTCACGGAGTGGATTACCGGGGAAGTCGCGCCCTCTTCGTTGACATTGCCCAGGATAACAATGGGATCATCGTCAACTATGGCCGCCGCCGCAGTTGTACCAAAGGCACGTGTACAGGTGAATTCGTTAACATTGTCAGAATCGGGGTTAACTACGGTTACTCGCAAACATTCGCCGGTTCTTGGAACCTTTATGATTTGGCCGACATTAATTATAGTCCCGTCGTCCACCACCATCTTGACGTCAGAATCAGCATAACCCGCCACGCAGTTGATAGCGGTCCAGCGAGCTTCTAAGTCGTCCTCCAACCACGAGAATTTGGGGTTATTGGCAACCTCGGTGTTGCCCTTGGCCTTTTTGAGGAAAGTAATTAGCGGGTTGGCGGAAGGTTGCAGAAGCGCAATCTTCTCGCTCATGTCAATTTTAAGTTTCGCTGCAAGAGTGGTGTTTGTATCTCTCGCTCCGGTTACTGATGCCATATCAATTCAACTCCTTAATAAAAATTAATTAGCCGAATATCCCTCCGCTTCTCCCGGCACCCATAATCTGGTCTGCCAGCTGTTCTTCAAGGGACTTCGGCTGTTCGTTTGGTTTTTTGCTTATTACGGTATTGACACCCTGTTTAGCTTTGATGTTGTCCAGGGCCTCTTGCTTACCTTTTGCCTTGGCCGATTGGTAGAGCTTGGCTTTGTTGTCCTCTCCCCATATCTCCTTGGCTGCCATTTTGAGTATGCGCGTGGTAATCTTTTGAGCCCCCAAATCGTCTCGTATTTCCTGGACCTTGTTCGCAAACATGTAAAACCCTTCGTTTGTCGCAAGGTCGGGATAATCAGGTATCATGGAATCAATGTCAGCATTAATGCGGTTATTTTCCTTCTGTGTTTCCTGCGCATCAAGCCGCTTTTCCAGCATGGATGCTTTGAAATTAGCCGTAGCGGCCTCCACTTTTGCAGAGATAAAGGCTTCATGGTAACCCTCTTCCCGCATCTGTGCGGACTGCTCGTTAATCATCTGTTGAAATTCTGCCATGGTCTGGGGCTCTTTCGGTTGGCCTTGTCCCGGTATGGGGGGCGCTTGCCGTTGCCCTTGCATGGCTTCTATCTGCCGCCTTAGCTCCGCAGCTTCCTGTGCCTTGCGGGTGAACGCTGAGCGCAGTTCTTTGTGAGTGCTGGCGGGCACCACTTCCGGTTCTTCCTCTTGTCCCTGTTCGGGGGAGGATTCTTCAGCCTCTTGTTCGGTTTCCGGGTCAGTCTCAGACTGATTGTCCGTACCTTCAAGATTTTGCTGTTCTGCGGGCGTAGTTTCTTCTTGTCCGATTTCCGGGGATTCTACTTCGCTTGTCGCAGTATCAAATATTGACATATGTGTTACCCCTTTCAGAAAATAAAATAAGCACCATTAAGGTGCGGTTAGTTACGGTAGGTAATCACAAGCGCATCCCAACCCCGTGCGTTCCTTGTGTGCTTCCCCTGATTCCCGGCCGCGCGCCATACATATTGTGCGCCAATACATACGCGGCTGGGAATCCAACCATATATCCATTATTGCCCCATGTTAGTCATAGGGCATCAACTCCTTTATTCTCCTTAAATCAAATATGGCGGGCGCTCGGGTGGCGGAAAGGAGGAACGCCCCCGGCTCGGAAGGTCTAGCTCTAAACCTGCCCGCCTTTGCCCTCTTCGATTGCATCCTGAACAAATAAAAGCACCGAATTAAGGCTCTCAACCTTCGCCCGGTGCTTCGTGACGTCCTCAATTTGGCAGGTCATTAACTGCGCTTTGTGGTCGGTTATGCGGGCCTCAATGTACTCCTTGACATAGCCCCAGCCCTCTCCGTCTACCATCTCCTGCAGGGATTCGGCCCTCGCTTCTACGCTCAATACGCACCGCCTCCTAACCCTTGCTCAACTTGGGCCGATGTATTCAGCCCGCCTTGCCCCTTGCCTGCCAACTTCGCCATTTCCAGTTCCATGTTCTGCTGGTCCTGCTGTTGTTGCATCAAGGCCTGCTGGTCTGCCTGCTGTTGCATTTCTTCCTCTGTAGGCAATACGGCCTCAACGTCCTTGATATCGAAGGATTCAAACACTTTTTTAAGCAGTGCCATGCGCTTTGCCGGGAACTGCTGATATATAGGGTCCTGGGAGGCTATTTGATACATCTCGGTCATGCGCTGTTTAAAAGCCTCTTTGTTGGCTAAAGGCTCAACGCTGGAACCCATACAGACATAATCAAACTCACCCTGGATTTCTTCCGGCGCGATTGTAACCCATTGGTCTCCATTGTCGCCCGTCACCCTCAGCACCCTTTCGGTGTCGATAAATTGCTGGTTGTTCTGGACCATCTTGCGGGCAATGTTGACCATCAATCGCTTCTCGATGTTGGAAATAGTCAACTTAAACCGCATACTCGCATTATTGTCCTTGGTCATGGTGGAGGTTGCGGTTTCCTTGCTGTCTGCTGTGCCCATCACAACATCATGCGCGCCGGTGGTGTCCTGCATATCCTGTTTGATGATGTTTTCCTGGGAGAAGGAACTGGCTGGGATGTCTTGGACATTCATTTCCTTGACGTCGTTGTCGATATCGTCAACCAATATAATCCCATTCTGCCGCCACTTTAATTGATTTTTATCTACCTGCGACCCCTTGCGCACTTTAAACATGCGCCGCAAACACATCGACCGGAAGTCAATGCGCTGGTTTCTCTCGGCGTTCAATTCGTCCTGCAGGTCCTCCACCATCTCAGGTATTCCCATGCCGTAGAACTCGCCCGGAACCATTGTATAGACCGCTTTGTCATACGGCTTTTTCTTGTGCCAATATGGGTTTGGCGTGTCGCAGGCCACAAAGGCCCGGTTTATGATCGCCACATATTTGTCGTCCTCCCAGTAGTGGAGGACCTCATATAAGGCCTCGTCTGCATCTTCGGATATCTGATCATCAAAGGTTGGCAGGCCTACCGAACTCATGCGGTAGTCGCGGGCCTTGTTGCCCTTGCTGTCCTTCGGGATCTTTTTCCAATCCAGTTTGAACAGGCCTATTTCCTCTTTGTTTTGCAACTCCGTTTTGGTCATGTGCGAAACGTGCCCGCAGTACCTTGCAGGGTCTATGTCTACCGCCGCAGGGTCAACAAAGAAAAGCCCGAGGTCGATAAACTCAACATCGGGGTCGTCGTAAATGGTCTCTTTGATCTGCATGGGTTGATATTCCTGTATCGGCTGGCCTGTATCGTCAATGATTGGCTGCTGTGTTTCGTCGTCCACGACTGGCTGCAGTTGCTTCTTGATAACGTCCTTGGTCTGGTATTTCCAGCCATCGAACGCTACTGCCGTGCCATATATGCAGAGCCCTTTTAAGCCGCCATGAAACAGGTCCTGCATATCAAGCCGCTCATTCATCTACCAGTCCAGCAGGGTTTCGTGCTTCTCAGCATTGGGCAGGTCGGTCGGCTCCCTGTCCTTGACAGCCACATATGGCCGGGAAGCGAACAGGGTTTCGACCAGCCGCGGCAGGATTGTTTCCACTTGGACAAAAGTGTATGGGATGCTGATGTTCGAACGGTCCGTAACGGCCTTGCCTGTATTGGGGTCTATCAGCGTATCGACATGGTTGCGCCAGCGCTTGTAACAGCGTATCCACAAGTCTTTATAGCCGCTGTCCCTGTACTTCTCAGCCGCCTCTATGCGGGTCAGGTACTTTTGCAGGTTCTTTTGGGATTCGTCCTTTTTCTTAGCCATGGTTCACCTCCTAAGTACGTTTCATTCTGGTCGGGCCAACCTGTATGTTTTTCCCTGCAGCGTTATATTTGCCCCGCTTTTTCTTCTTTTGGGCCAAATTAAGTCTGCCTTTGCCGCATTTGGGACAATTGGGAGAAAAGTCAGACATTATGGTTCTTTCCTCGGATTTATAGCCGCACTTTCCGCAATACAAATACATCAGTATCCCGTCCTTCCGAACGCTGTCGGTTCTTCGTAGTCGTCCATTGGTTCCATGTTTGCAACTGGCCTACTCATGATCAGATACCTAAGAGCGTCCACGGCATGGTCTTTCACTTTTTGCGGCTGCTCCGGTTCGTTTACGTTCGCTCCCAGCCTGATGTCTTTCCACTTGTATTCCGTGATTTCCTCAATCAGATTGGCGCAATTTCGGCAAATAAAAAGCCGGGGTTTTCCCTCCGGCCATTGATTGGCGTCTATGTGCGGTTGTAGTTTCAAATACTCGCTCACCCGGTTGATTCCCGCCGATACATCATTATTTCCCAGCCTGATATTGTAGACTTTGCAGTCCTGATACTCTTGCTGGACTGACTTCCCATTTATCGGGTTTCGGTTTCTGATCGACGGGTCAGCAGCTATATAGTCCATTTTTTCGTTGTCCTTGATAACCTCCGCATGATAACTGACTAACTGTCCCGCCTCGTAATGCTCCTGGTAAATATAAATGTCCCCGTCGTGGTCAACGGCTCCCCAGAGTATTGCCGTTGGATTTCTCAGTCCATGGTCAAGGCCTCCAATCCTGCGCCATTCTTTGGGCGGTTTAAACGGGTCTATCACGTGTATGGCGCGGTTGAAGTCGGTGTATATTTGCCCCTCAAATACGTCCCAGTTTCCCTCCAAGTATCGCTTTTTCCAGTGTTCGGGCAGGGAAGCGAACCGTTTTAAATAATCTTTAGGCAAATGCGGGTTTTCGGATGGCAGAGCCGGGATAAATACATGATCCTCGAGCTGCTTGTCTATGAAGCGCTTTTTCACCCATCCCGGTTCGGGGTTTGATGCCAGCAGTCCAAAGTACATTATGCCAGGAATATTGAGCCTTAACCGGGTGCAGAACATATTGAATATGTCCTCGCTTACCTCTGTGGCCTCGTCTATCGCAAACCAGCCTAGATTCATCGACTTGATTTTATCTATGTTATCATTGTCAAGCCCGGTAAACAGGATTTTGCTGTTATTCCTGAATGTCAAAAGCCCCTCAGATCGGTTATATTTGTCCACCAGCGCCCTGTTCTTTTCACTGCCTTCCGGCAATGTCTCTCCAAAAAAGGTCATTAACGTGGTTGCCTTTAGCTCGGGCAATGTCTGGCGGGCAATAACTCCGAAGTTGCCGGGATAGTCTAAAGATAACTGCAGCCCTTCCTCGCAGATCGCGCGGCTCTTACCGCCTCCCATCGCTCCGCCGTAAAGCTTGAACATGTCCGGGGCGGCATGGAATTGGCATTGTTTTTCGGTTGGCTTGTAGCCCTCGCGCAGGTCTATGATCAAGTCGGATCACGTCCCGGTCTTGGCACCGCCGCAATGACTTGTATCGCTCCGCCATCTTTACCGAATAGTTCGTGTTTCTCCACAAACATACCTAGGTGCTTTGCCATGGAATCAAGGGCCCCTTTTTTGTCAGCCAGCTTATATTTCTTTGTATATCCTACAAACTGCCTATTTTCTCCAACTCCCTCGTATATCTCATTGACTTCAAGCCCTGCCAACACCGCAGCTGTATCATCGTCAAGGTCTGTTATCTCTTTTGGACTTCCATCTGCATTAAATAGTTTTCTTGGGTCAAAAAAGCCCAGTTTTGCATATTCGGCAAGGACCCTTTCAATCGTGACCATATTTCTTTCTTTAAATTCGTTGGTGAGTTCGGCTATTCTTGCTGCAACCTTGCTATTATTAGCTAATCTGGAAGCGTTCTCATGGATAGTCTTATCGCTCATATTGTCGCAGTTATAAACAGATTTATAAGCGTCTGTCTGAGATAACTCTTTGACAAACAATAGTTGAGCATATTTCTCTTGTTTAACTGTCAACTTGTCCGCCATGCTCTCACCTCCAAAACCTAAAAATTCCAGGCGACTATGTTACTTACTAAATCTTAAATATATATAGTCTATTCTTAGTTAAGAGTCTATTCTTAGTTAGTGGTTGTATTTTGACCTTTGCCCCCGGTTGTATTTTGACTTCTGCCCAAAGGTTGCTATACAACTTCTGCCCCCTGTAATTATTCCTTAATTCGATAGGCAGTAACATGCTTTTCAGACTTCTTTCCGGTTGTCGGATCTCG